AGACTATGAACCTTTATACCTGGGATGACCAGGGTAATAGGATAACAGTACCTTCAACGTACGAACCGTATATCTATCTGGAGACAAACAATGCTCCAGATGCAATGAGTATCTTTAATACAAAGTTAAAGAAGAAGCGCTTTAAGAATCAATCTGAGCGTTCACGATTTATTAAGGATAATAAAATTGAACGCGTATTTGATAATTTTAACGTTCAACAGCAATTTCTTATTGACACCTTCTGGCAGGATAACGAAAAGGATGAGTTTTCAAAACATCCCTTGAAGGTATATTTTATCGATATTGAGACTTATAGTCCTAATGCGTTTCCAGATATTAATAACCCGCAGGATCCTATTAATATCATTACGATTTACGATACGATAACAGAGCGATATACTGCTTGGGGTACTAAGCCATTTACAAAAGCAAACGATAAGACAACGTACATTTATTGTAAGACTGAGCGCGAATTATATAGTAAATTCTTAGATTTCTTTTCAAAGGATTACCCTGACATTCTTTCAGGATGGAACTCTGAATTCTTTGATATTCCCTATATCATTAACCGTATGACAAAGATTGTAGGTGAAGATGAAGTACGCCGACTATCACCTATTGGTTCAATGCGTGCGCGTACCTTTATGGGTAAGTTTGGTAGGGAGCAGACTCGCTGGCATATTGAAGGTATATCGTGTGTTGATTATCTAGAAATTTATAAAAGGTTTTGTCCTGTACTGCGTGAGTCATATAAACTTGACGCAATCGGTGAGATTGAGTTAGATCAGCGTAAGATCGATTACGGTGATACTGATCTTGCAAGTCTATCAGAAGAGAATTGGGAATTGTTTGTTGAGTATAACATTCAGGACGTTACCCTCCTTATTAATCTTGAAAAGAAGCTTCAATATATCCAACTTCTTCGAATGATTGCATACGCAGGACTTACGACGTTTGAAGGTGCGCTTGGATCGCTCTCTGTTATTACGGGTCTTTGTTCAATTCGAGCTCGTACAAAGAATCAGCGCATTCCAACCTTTGTAAAGGAAATTAAAGAGGGGGGTGAAAAGAATGCTGGTGCTTATGTAGGTGAACCGCAGAGAGATTTCCAAGAGCATGTTGTATCTTTTGATGCTAACAGTCTATACCCAAATATGATGATTACTCTTAATCTATCTCCAGAAACAAAGGTAGGTAAGATTATAGAGAGGACAGAGGAAGGGGTTGTGTTCAGGCATGTTAATAATAAGGAATATACTTTATCGCATAAAAAGCTTGCTGACTTTATTAAGATTGAACAGTTAGCTGTATCGAGAGCTGACGTTCTTTTCTCACAGAAAGAGAAAGGCATTATTCCAATCACTGTTGACTATTATTACAAAAAGCGCGTTGAGATTAAAAAGCTCTTAACCAAAGCCAAAAAAGCAGCGCTTAATGTTAAAGAAACCGATTCTAATTACAAAAAGGTTCAAAATGAAATAGACAACCTTAATATACGTCAGCATACTATTAAGATTCTTATTAATACGATTTACGGGTATTTCGGTAACAAGCACAGTCCTCTCGGTGATGATGATCTTGCCAACTCCATTACCCTTACCGGTCAGGCCGTTATTAAGCAATCTAATCAGATTCTAACCAATTATATAAAAGATAATACCGGTCTTACCGATGAGTATCTTGCAGAGAACTCACCTATTATCTACAACGACACTGACAGCAGTTATATCTCGATTAAGCACCTCATTAAGGCTCGAGGTATCGAAACATACGACAAGAAGGGGAATGTAACACCTGAATATTATAAGGCAGTTCAAGATATTGAAGATCATCTTAATACTGAGATTGTAAAATGGGGTAAAGCTGATCTAAATTCTGCAGATTGTCGATTGGTGTTTAAGCGAGAAGCAATTGCTGATAGCGGTATCTTCCTACAGAAGAAACGTTACGTTCTCCATCTACTCGATGTTGAGGGTATTCCGTGTAATAAATTTAAGTACACAGGTGTTGAGGTTGTACGTACAACCATGCCTGCACAAATTAAACCTTACGTAAAACGCATCATTGAGACAATGCTTATGACAAAGTCTCTTACTGATACAAATAAGATTTTCAACGAGACGTATGAAGTATTCAAAACATTACCTGTAGAAGATATTGCTTCTGTAATGGGTGTTAAGGGATATGAAAAATATGCTACCTATAGTAAAGAGTTTAATACTGTAAAGAGAATGCCTATTCACGTTAAAGCTGCTTACTATCATAATCTCTTACTTGAGAAGTTTAATATTGAACGAAAATATGAATCGATTGCTTCTGGTGATAAGATTCGATATTTCTATGTACGCAAACCGAACAAATATGGTATATCAGTAATTGGATACAAGTATTACTATCCAAAGGAGTTTGCTGAGATATTTGAACCAGATTATGAGTTTATCTTTAAGAAAATTATCTTTCAGGTAATTGAACGTTTCTATGAGGCTGTTAACTGGAAGCTTAAGGATCCTGCTATGGCAGTACAGACAGATTTATTTGATCTTTTAGGATTAGATTAGTTGATTTTTTAATATACATGATTTAATATATACATCTATGAGCGATACACTAAACCTTATCACCTTCATTGATCACATCGGTCGCACAACGATCGGCGAGCTCGTCTCTTCTGACGAAACCTCATTTGTGGTTAAGAACCCAGCAATCATCCACGTCCAGCCAACCCCACAGGGTCAGCTTAACGTTCAGACCATCCCTCTCTACTTCCGTGAGTTCGTCTCCGACAAGAACAAGGAAGAGGGTACACAGTGGAAGTACCAGTATGCCAATACTGTTCACGGCCTTAACGTAGAAAACGACACCCGTCTTGTTGACCAGTACAGCAAGTTGTTCGTTGACGCCCTTCTCGTTACCCCTGCTAATGCAGGTGTTGTCAAGCTTTTTGATGAGTAAAAAATCGTAATCTGCTCTTCAAAGAAACCAGTAAAAAATACCCGGCGAAAGCCGGGTATTTTTTTATGTTGATTACAGTAGATAAGGTTTTATAATATTTGAATATGAGTAAAGAGATTGATAATATTTTTAAAAAACTTGATGCAATGAATAGTGAAGCAACAATGCTAGATGAAAATGCATTGTCAAATGTTGATACCTGGTACGATACCGGTTGTTATGCTCTTAATGCTATTCTCGGTGGTAGCTGCCGTAAAGGTGGCATACCTAAGGGTCGTATTGTTGGTTTCTCCGGAGAGTCAATGACAGGTAAGACATTTATTGTTAATAAGATTCTTGCTAATGCTCAAAAGCAGGGAGTTATTCCCGTTATTTTTGATACTGAGTTTGCTATTGACGAGAGCTCAACAAAGGGCGTCGGTCTTGATGCTAGTAAAACAAAGTATGTTCCAGTTTATACTGTTGATCAATGCCGTAATCAGATTTCAGCTTTCCTCGACAGCGTAATTGAGGCAGGTCAACAAGGTAAGTTTATTATTAGTATCGACAGTCTTGGTAATCTTTCTTCTCAGAAAGAAATTGATGATATTGCTAAGGATAAATCAGCAGCTGATATGGGTCTTAGAGCTAAGTCACTTAAGTCAATGCTTAGAACACTTACCTATAAGGCTGGTAAGGCGGGTGTAACAATTTTGTTCACCAATCACACTTATTCCGATCCTGGTGCCATGTTCCCATCATTAGTTAAGACTCAATCAGGTGGTTCAGGTCCAGTTTATATGGCAAGTATTCTTGTTCAGCTTGCCAAGAGAAACGAAAAGGAGGGTGAGGGAGATTCAGGTGCCGTAGATACAAGTAAGCTTGCTGAAGCTAACAAATACTCTGGTACTACAATTCGTGCACTAACAGTTAAGAATCGTTTTGTACCACCATTCCTTGAAGCTGAAATGTATCTTTCCTTTAAGTCAGGTCTTAACAAATACAGTGGTCTTCTTCAGATGGCTACCGCTCGTGGTATTATCGAACAAACTGGTTCTACCTATGTTGTCGGTATGGATTCAGGTAAGTATAAGAAAGGTGACAAGCTTGGCTATGCTAAGAATTTTGTAAGAGATCTTTCCTTCTTTGAAGATTTTATTATCCCCGAGCTTGACAAAAAGCTTGCAGAAGATTACAAATATAATAGTAATCAGACTACGGCAGATGATCTTGAGGTAATTGAAAATGAGTAAGGTTGTAGTTCCTATTAGTAACGTTATTTAATTATTTCAAATCCTTTACCCTTACCTTGTTTAAGTTTCCCTTTTTTCTTTAAAAAACATACATCAAAACCAAATTGTGTATAAAAGTCCTTGTTATTTTTTAATTTTACTATTTCTCCGCTGGGTAGTTTTACTTTAAAAGGTTGACTTTTAATCTCACTCAATTTAGCTTTAACCTCTATACGAAAAGATGGATTATTAATTTTTAAACGTTTACTCTTTGCTTCACTAACACCAGGTAAATTATTAAGATTATTGTTTTTCATTTTTTCTGACATCAACTCTCTTCTTTTTATAGGCCATATTTTTTTCCTTTGCTCTTCACTATATTTGTAACGTAACCCTGTAGTATCAAAATTCTCCGTTTGTATATGCATATTATACCAATCTGGAGAAGACTTAACATTCCATAATTTTTGATAGTATATTTCTCTTATATTTAACGCATCTGCACTATTACAATATTCTATAATTATTTTCTCGAAATTATGTACACCATGAAGCTTAATATCATTACGAAGCCATTTCGAACTACCAAAATATTTTTCATGATTTTTACATATTTTCTTTTTTCCAATATATTGCCTACCATTGAGTAGATTTTTTATTATATAGATATAACCAAACATACAAAATTATTTATGGGACGGGTGTGTGGAGTTTATTGATTTTTAAAAATTTTAATCTAATATATAATTATGCATGAGAAATCTATTATTTTAAGTTTTAGCGGTGGTGCTGACTCAACTGTACTTTTACACCTAGCTTCTAAACAATTCAAACACGTGCATGCTGTGTCATTTGATTACGGTCAGAGACATAAAAAGGAACTTTGTTGTGCTGAACAACAACTATCATTATTAGATAATTTAACACAATATAATATTTTACCACTACCATTTATCAATCAGTATAAAACATCTGCGCTAACAAATAACGATATTAAAGTACCAAAGACAACACAAATTATGGGTGACCCGCAATCTACAGCGTATATACCCAACCGTAATATGACGTTTCTATCAATTTTAATTGGTATAGCTGAGGATAGAGATATAGATACTGTTTGGTACGGTGCAGCACAAGCTGACAGCGTAGCAGGTTTTTACGATGGGTCACCAGAATTTCTTTCTGCTATTAATAATGTTACAGCTCTTAATCGTAGAAATAAAATTACTA